AAACAAGGTTTGCCATATTACATAGCATCTGATAGGCGAAACAAGGTTTGCCATATTACATAGCATCTGATAGGCGAAACAAGGTTTGCCATATTACATAGCATCTGATAGGCGAAACAAGGTTTGCATGAATCGGCAAAATAAAATGAATCGCATTCATTATCGGAAATTTAAAATTGAATAAAAGTGACAGATCACCAGAATCTGCCACTTTTATATGGAAATATCGATTTGATCTAAAAATTTTTTTATTACTTTTTTGATTTTCAATTTGATTTTTCAATTTCAAATTAACCGTTTGGAACTCTGCCAAATCTAATGTAAAGTGAAATAAAAAATTTCAATTTGAAAATTAACTACAAACTCTAACACACTCTGCAACCGGAAACTCAAGCATTCCGCTATCAAGCACTTGTTTGTATTTCACCTTCAGCATCTTTCCTATATACCTTTCTTTGTGCAATAAAAAGTCTTCCTTCTCTACAACACTCCCTTCAAAGCTTACCTCTTGTAGCTTCCTTGTTTTATTATCAAGCAGTATTACAGCCTTTCCTTGTGGAATCAGCTTTTCTCCGTCATAATAGCTTTGGATTGGTATGACATCTACAAGCATAAATTCATTGTCTTTGAATTTCTTCCCTTTAAATAAACAAGGGCTTCTCTTCTGCTCATATGGTCTGTCAAGCCTTATCATGATCCCTTCATAGCCTTTATCCTCAACTTGCCTTATCACATCATAAGCATCGAAAGTCCCATCATTCATAATATAGTTAAACACTGGGAGTACGTATGAGTCATCTATAAAATAATCCATTACTTCAAGCAGCATTGCGTATCTGTTAAAAAAACACACCTTTCTGTTTTTATCAGAGTAAAAGTCAAAAATGTTATAGGTAAGAATCTCACTGTTTTTGTTTTTTGTTTTTACTGCTGATTGAATCTCTCCAAGCGTTTTCCCATGAATGTAAAGCTCTCCGTCGAGGATTACATCATCGAAATCTGGAAACATCCTTTTGAATTGAGAAACCACCATTTCAAGTCTTTCTTCAAGATTATCATTCACAATTGGGTATTCATCATGATTCCTGCTGTACTTTTTCCCATTCTTGTAATACATTCGAACACCATCTAACTTGAAACTCCAAAACACGTACTTAGTCCTATACTTATAAAATTTATTCTGCCCTTGCTCACTAAACCAATCGTATGCAAGCATAGGTTTGAAGATAGTAGCAGTATGAGCTTTTTCTGGTGAAAGCACATAGCCTTTACGTTTTTGCTGTTTTTTCCAAAGAGCCTTTGCTTCTTTTATTGCTTGTTCATGCGATGTTATAGAATTACTTTTTCCAGTATTTTTTGGTGATGAAATTGTGATACTGTCTCTAAGTTTACCTTCCACACCTGTAACACTCTCAAGTACACCAAAAGTCTTGATCACACGATTATCTTCCACGCGTACCTTCCAGATTCTAATACTGCCGAGATTATCAAGAAGATATAATGGTGGAAGATCTTTATAGTCGCTATTATACACCCTTGCATCTTGCATACTTGCATCTTGCATACTATACATTCCCTTTAGGATATTTGCCATTAACACTACAAAAGCGAATAATCATTTTATGTAGGCATTTCTGGCATATATCACAAGTTATATGATTGCAATCACCAAACACACTACTATAACCTCCATAAAAACCAATGTGATGAAATTCCTGAAGTTCCAGATCATAATTCATACCTTGAGATTCTTCTGTGCATTCCATACCGCAAATATCACATTTATATCCAAGAAGGATTTCCTCTGTTGTACCTTCACTGTCTTCATGAATTATTTCTCCGTTATTTGCATCATAGTATTTTGTTCTTTTGACGACATCTTTTTTAATTTTCATTTTACGGAGCCTCCATTTTCAATCTGTAGGTTTTCTCTTCTACAAGTTCATATTTGATGATTCCATTAATTGCATCTATCTGGCCTTCCTTATAAGCTACTTCATATGTCATAGCTGCACCTACTAACGCCCCAACGAGAAGAAGACCAAGTACTGTTACGACAATAAGAATATTCTCCATTACATTCATTGAATAGTTTCCTTATTATTATTTTTGAAACTTCCAGGTTTTTTCTTCTACAAGTTCATACTTGATAACACCGTTTAAAGCATCAATTTGTCCTCTCTTGTAGTATATGTTTTTAGATATTGCAACACCAAATAGAAACATTAATACTGCAAATATTGTGATAGTAATAATTATGATAATAGGTATAGTATCATTATGCGACGGCTGATATCCCATGTAAACCCCCAGGTGCTATTCTTCCTCAGAAGATGAATTTTTAAAACTTCCGTCTGAATTTATTATGGCTTTTTCAAGAAGGTATTTGTAAGCGGTTGATTGGCCGATGCAGGATGTGTAACCTGCATCTAACTCTGCTTTGTATCTTGCGATTACGGCATCTGTGAAGTCCTCGTAGTAGCCTGCATGAATTTGTTTTTTGTTTTTGTGTACGGATGTTTTCCATCTATTACGATAGCTATCCCAGCAAACACCTGTTATACCACTTGTGTTGGATTTTCTTAACCCCTTTACATTTTTAATATTGCATGATTGGGAGACTTCTCGGAGATTACAAATCCTATTATCATTACGTACTCCGTTTTTGTGGTCGATTAGGTGCTCAGAAAAGTAACCGTGTACATAACAGTACACAATTCTATGTGCAAAATAACTGATGCCATTTATCATCACTTTTACATAACCGTCGTTTTCATTACCTACTACTTTACCAGCAAATCTTGTATTCCAACTTTTGTTGGCATAATCCCTCCATTTCCATTTTAATATGCCCGTACCAAGATCATAATCAAAAATCTCTCTTAGATATTCCTGCGTTAATAGTTTTTCGTTTTCTCTTCCTTTTTCAAAATTATTCACCCTACCCTCCATTTTTAATGACAATCCTTCCAAGATTTCCCAATAACGTAATCCCCAACAATCGGTACATTCATATTGTAATACTTCCCAGCATCAACAAATGCTTCTGAACACATCTCTCCAATTTTACTCCATGATAAATACCATTCACCGTTTTTCTCAAATGGGTTCCCAAAAACAAAACCACTTGTTTCTTCAATATATCTTAAACAAGAATCTTTGTCAAGGAATTTCTTGAATCTTACAAGTTTTTTACCAACAGATAATTGAAGCTCGTCATGCATGAAGACATTAACAAGAATCTTTGAATCAAGATCTTCTTTTGAATTATCAAATGGAGATGCAAGAAACCCTTCATCCTTGCATCTTCTAAGAAAAATAACATGCTGTCTTTTCATTGTAGTAACGCCTGCCGATTGCAACAGCGTATTTAAAAGTGCGTGTTTGAATCTCGTATTAAGTAATCTTCCATCAACACCTTTGATGTGCTTTTTACCTCTACTTTCCCAATCTTTTTCAATATCTTCAACTAAAATCTTCAACGGTTTAGATTCATCCCAAAACTGATTAAATACTTTCTTTGCTTTACTTGTAGACCAGGACATACTTTTTGCAATTTTAGCTGGTTGGCCACCGTAAGAAATCATATATCTAAGAGTCTTTGCTTCATTCCTCTCAATACCTATAGCATCTGCTGTTTTTGTATGAATATCTCCATTGATGAGTTCATCTGTAAATTCAACCCCACCTTCTTTGTCATACGTATAATGTGCCAACATTCTTGCTTCAAGGGCACTTGCATCACTCCCAAGTTGATATTGATATTCGTTTTCAACACCAAAAAGACCACGCATATACTCTCCGTATAGGCTTGTATTCCTTGGAATATTTACTATAACACTATGCCTGAATCTTCCGGTAACTGCCGCAAGTGTATCTGCTGGTGTAGGTAATCGGCCATCAATTTCAAGCCTTGGATGTGTTAACCAACCAGTGCCATTATCAGATAAAATACTATTTTTTCTATGTCTATAAGTCAGCCATAGAACTACGTCTTTAACAAAATCTACTTTTTCTCCAAGTTTGATCAGATTCGGATCTATGTTCTTATCGTTATCTATTGTATATATTGGTGTTGAAAGAACAGTAAGCTTATTCCCATTCATTTTTGACAAGAGATAAAACTTTAATGTTTCCCTGCTGCATTTTAAGTGCTTACATCTGATATCACAATACTCACTTTCAAGAGTTTCATTAACATATCTTCCTATGCTTTCTACCACTTTACTTTGTGTTTTTTGTTTTTTCTTGCTATCTGTAAGAAGATCATTCTCATTCCAGTTTGAAGGTTGCCATCCAATATTTACAAGATATTGTTTAATATCATCTTGATTTGCAAGTGTCATTTGTTCTGTAAGTATTGGCTGTTCTGCTTCTCTATTTTCAATCTTTGTGATGAAATCAAAACAAAAATCCTCTCCATCAATATTAAATTTCTTGCAATAATTAATTGAGCTTACAGATAGAAGTGATTTGTGTTTGGGTACATACTTTTCAATACTATCTTCACCATCTATTTTCATCTGTGAGATTGCAAAATTAATATCATTATCTTCCCAATCAATAAGATCAAAATAATCTTTTGCTTTTTTTGTAAGATCACCTTTTGCTGTAAACATCTTTGAAAAATCAAATGGTTTCTTCCAAGGATTCTTTGGAAACACAGGCTGCTGGCTTTTAGGTAGCTTTCTAAGTGGCAATTGAGGATGTACTCTATCTTCAAGCTCTTCCATTTTACTATTAAGATCTTCAACGCACCAATGTGCAAGTTCTTTATTAAATTTAAAACCGTAATGTTGATATATACTAACAACATCTGCTATGCTTGCTTCAAGCTGATAAGACTCAAGCCAAGTATTAATAAAATTGCTACTACCACCAGCCTCTTCTATAAGTTTATCATAAAGATATGCATTTAGATTCACATCTTGTTTGCAATATATAAGCATTTCTTCTGAAAACTCTTCCCAAACATCCTCTTCTCCATCAGAACTTCCAAAAGCAATCTTATGATTACCAAGTCGCTTGCCCCATTCTTTTAAACTGTGTCCTCCGATTCTGTCAGGATTTAATAATTTAGAGAGAATTAGCGTATCTACTACAACAACCTTTTTGTTGCAACACACATCACAAAATACTTCGTGCTTATCATTAATACTACTTCTTTTGTGAATATTTGGATTAATACTATATGTAAAATCTTTATCATACAATTTTAAAAATAGTAAATCAAAACCTATAATATTATGCCCTATAAGAATATCACCGTCTTGGATAATATCTTTGAATTTATATACATCATCACCAACAAACTCAAACATTTCATTATCTACTTTTGCACATATAACATGAATCTTAAAATTATCTTTGAGTTTATATGGTAGATTACTATAATCTATAGTTGTATGATCTAATAGTCCTGTAGTCTCAATATCAAATACTATTTTTCTACCCATACCCACCAACCTTTCACAGCTAATTAAACACCTCTACCTCTTGCAGCCCATTCCTGATATACCTTCTCAAAAGTCTTGTGATAGCTTGGCGTCTCAAGTTTGAAAAACAAAAACAGCTTCTTAAATATTCCCATAGCTTCATATTCTTGTACACTTTCACCATATCTTCTACCAACTTCTGCAAGAAACTCATCAGCATTCATATCTTCCACTCCCATCCAATATAGTTATACGCTGCACTGTGCCTCATGTCAACATCTTCTTGTCTTAATGTGTTGAAAAACGCAATTGCATCTTTCTTTGTGTTGAACTCTTTAATTGTTCTCCCTTTAAGGGAACAATCCCAATCATTGGCCACATAGTATACAATCCAGGTCTTCTTACCTTTAAGAGGTACGCTGTCTATCGAGTAAGGTACTTCATTGGTGTTTATTGGCATCTTAAATAATCTCCATCTCTTTTATTCCGTATCTCTCAAACATCCTACTTCCTACATTATAGACATACCACGGATCGGGGTCTCCCTGCTGCATAAGCTCATATAGGACTGATTGTGAGCTACATTTACTGCCAACATATATGAATTTGTTGAGATTGTCAACAAAATTCTCGGCTTCTTCTCTCAAATAAAAGATTTTTACTGTTCTTCTATATATGCAAGTCTCTACAAGGTAAACTTTCATGGTTTTTCCTCTATATTATCAATACTGTAATTATCCACACCAAATATCATCCGACGCATCATAAAAAAGTCCTGTTTTTTCATCCATCTTTGTAATATCACACAGCCCTAATTTATCCGCTTCTCTATTTTTTGGAAGGTCTATCTGTACTCTCCCTCTTGTTTTATCAGGTAGAATCTCATTAGATATGCACATAACATTCCATGCAACAGATTCAAGAGATCCACTACCTCTTAAATTCTCCATTCCAGTTCTAAACCAAGTTGGTTTCTGAACATCCTTCTTTTTATCTTTACTTGCATCCCGATTTAAATGGCTGACAACAAAAAGGTGAATAGGGTTATTCTCACAAAAGCTACCAAGTTTGTCCATAGCATCGTCTAAAGCAGCAGTTTTGTTCACAATACCTGCATCTGACATTGCAAGTGTAATGTGATCAAAAAGTATAGGAAAGCAATTCTTGTTAAAATGCAAATTCTTTATTAAACTTAACAGGTATGATGATTTCAAACTACCGTAATGGTCTACACAGTGAAACAAGTCTGCTGCCCATTCATATGCCTCTCTTACTTCTTTTAGTGAGTGTCCACCACAATGTTGATCGAATTTGAATAGGTTAGGATGTACTTTTAGTCTTCTGGCTACCATTCTATTGACTGTTTTTCTAAGACGTTCTTCCAGCATCATAAGCCCTACATTGTGCCCTTGTTCTGCCATACAATACACAATTTCAAAAAAGATACTTGACTTACCTACACCAGAAAGTGCTGTGCCAACTGTTAACTCATATGGCCTAATACCAAGTATTTTGCTCATTAGTTTAGGGAATGATGGTATGTTAACACCCTTTTCAATAGGCTTCATGAAATCTTCAAATGGAAGTGCCTCTCTAATATCTACAATTTTCTCAGGTCTGAACTTTTTTAATTTTTTAGGAAACAAGATGCTGGATAAATAGGTGTAGTCACCTTTTTTTGTAAAATCACAAGGGTCTTTATACCCATCTGGTATCTGCACAACAAATACGTCTTTATCAAATAAATAAGCACCAACAGCCTCTGTAGCTTCTCTCCCTCTTATAACACTCTTAGATTCATTTTCTTTCCTGGCATCATTATCAAAACACAGAATTATCTCCGAATATTCCCTTATAAATTCTTCTCTCTCTGTAATACTCTTAACAGCATTTGGTGTACCGATATGTATTGAGACAACACATGGTATGAAATGTTTGAAGTCCTCTTTAGTTTTTAACTGCTTCCTCATAGTCTCAAAAAGAGCAAGACAGTCTGCTTCCCCTTCACTAATATATAACTTCTTTTTTGCAGTACCCTTCTCAGATGCTACCTTTTCACCGAACAATTGACATTTAACACTTACAGTACCAACAGCCTCAAAGTAGCCGCTCTCTTCCTTTGTTTTGAACGAGTCAAGAACTTTATAGCCAATAACCTTACTACCATCCCCACTATAATATGGGAATGCAATATACCGTATCCCTCCAAATTTACCATCATGTTCATCATAACCTACCTTAACACCGTAGAACTTCATTGTCTCAATTGATATACCTCTATCTACCCACGCTTCTGTGTCCCACTTATTAATATCTTTAACAGAAAATTTATACTTGTATTCACTATTCATATAACCACCATCAGTACTGTATTGTTTTGTTTTTTTGTTGTGGCTCATATCACGAATCCTTATTACTGTTATTCACAAAACCCTCTTCTTAAAACATCAATTTCATCCTCACTAAAAGTTTCTTCAAGCTTATCATACAATTCTTTGAAAGCCCTTCTTTCAATCTCCATGTGAATAATCTCTGAGACTGCTCTCAATGCCTCTAAATCATCAGTAGACTTCATACCTTGTATGAGGCTATAGGCCTCCTTGTTATCAATACCAGAGATGGTAAATGCGCCGTTTAAACTAATACCACCAAACTTACCAGGTTGCTCTACTATAAAATCGATCTTACATCTCATAATCATATCCTTTATATCCTTACTTATTATCCAACAACCCTGTACAGCTTACCACTACCCTTAATTTGCTTAACGGTATCAATATTAATGCACCTGTAACCTTCAGACTGCAAATCATACACACTCACAAGGTTAGGCTTATGTGCGATATTACTCTTCCCTCCCTTGAGATACTTCGTTACACGCTGTCTACAAACCATCTCCCTGTCGCTCCCATCCTTCTTAACAAAAACAACACTGGCAATCTTACCATTAGAAAACACATTGTCAAGAACACCACTAACAGCATCTCTTTTAATCTCAATAGCATCTTTCATCATATCACCTCATATGTTGTCAATACATGCAAAAACAAAAAGCCATGACAGTTAATTACCATCATGGCTTCTTTTATACACCTACAGATTTTTATTGTCAACAGATTTCTTCAGATATCTTGAAAAGTCTACTTTTACTACTTTGTGGTACCATCGTAGAATGATCATTCTAAAGTTGTCAAGGACTGCCCCTAAAAAAATATTTCCTTTAAAATCAAGGGTTTACAAAATAATCTCTTGACAAGTAATGTTGGCATGCTTATTGTAATATTAAGGGTGTTTAACAAGCATGCTATTTGCTTTTGCTTCTTGCGATTGCATATTGAAGTCTGCACTTATTAATAAATAATATTTAAAAAATAAAAAATAAATCAATAAGATTGCAGTATGCATACTTCAGTATGAAGATTGCTATTTAAGCTTGCATTTTACGGTTACATCTTGCAGTTGTATTCTATGATTGCGTCCTTAGGCTTTCCTTTGTTGCTGCTATCTATATCCATACTACATTACTACTCACTTTTAATGATAACAGGGTCAACTACTTGTTTGTCAACAACAGTAGGCTCTACTACTTGTCTATTAACAATAGTTGGTGTTGCAGTACCAGAATTATCGGTATCACCAATATTGATAGGATTATTACTGTTTGAGCTTATACTTCCACTATCTCCGTTGTTAATTATAGTTCCACCAACATTCCCTATCACTTCCTTAGCAGCCCATCCTCCACTTAATACAGAAGCCGGTGTTGATTGCAACACTACTTTCAATCCATCAACAACAGGGTTACTTGCTTCCTTTATTGCTGGTTTTTGGATATTTGTGTTGTTTACAATAAAAATAGTTCCATCTGGCGCTCTCATTTCTGCTATTGGCTTATTAGCAGCCTACATATAAACCATATTGGTTTCTTTTCGGGCATTATAATATGCCTTATAGTAAGTAGCCTTAGATTCGTAGTAGCTACTTGTACAGCCTGATAGCAGCAGCACAAAGCATATTGTAATAGTAAAACAAATTTTATTCCACATATTGAAACTCATTTATCTTATCACCAGCCATCCATATAGCGTATTGTGTAAATACATCTTGCAGTCGGTAAGCATATGCATCAAGCACTTGTCCAAGTTCTGCTGCTGTGGTATCTCTTATTGTGTCATCTGCGAGTATCCAACCTTGTGTTGTTTCATCAGGAAGATTATTCCTGTCTGCTGTTTCAATGGCAGTTCTCATGTTATCCCGTGACTGTTGATTAATATCCCACAAAACATTCAAAACAGTTATTGGAGAGTCTGCTACTTCATCTCTGTAAGATTTTGCTGTTGAAATATTTTTCTCTATAAACGCTTCATTTCCAGAATCCGTCCTCTCCCATACCCCATCGTCTGAGTATATATAGTAGTTATCTTTATAATCATCTGGAATCGAAGAAATCTCAATTAATTCGTGTGTTGTTGTTGTAATATTCGGCGCTTTACAGTCTTTCAATACAGCACCTGTCGATTTAAGTGTTATATACTTTCCATGAGCAATTACTTTGCCGGATTGTTTTTCTTTTATTATTCTCATATTTTAACAACCTTTATTTTTGTTTATACTATTCATCTACTCAATCTTGTAGCACAGTTAAAACATGTTTGTTGTCAATGGGTAGCATTTTCCTTTACCGCTGTCACTATTGTCTGCAAAGCACACAACAGCTTGAGTACTTGAAAATGTTGTTACTGATATGTAGGATGTATTTCCACTTTCAAACTCAACAGCAGTTCCTGGAATTATTGTAGTTCCACCATCTATATCCAGTAAACATACTTTTCCTTCACTACTATCATCACTGTCTGCAAAACAAACAACAGCTTGAGTGCTTGAAAGTATTGTTACTGATATATTGATTGCAGCTCTACTTTCAAACTCAACAGCAGTTCCTGGAGTTATTGTAGTTCCACCATCTATATCCAGTAAACATGCTTTTCCTTTGTTGCTGTCACCCTGATCTGTAAAACAAACAACAGCTTGAGTGCTTGAAAGTTTTGTTACTGATATGCAGGTTGTAACTCCACTTTCAAAATCAACAGCAGTTCCTGGAGTTATTGTAATCCCGCCGTCTATATCCAGTAAACATGCTTTTCCTTTGTTGCTGTCACCTGTGTCTGAAAAACAAACAATAGCTTGAGTGTTTGAAAGTGTTGTTGCTGATACATAACCTGTAGCTCCACTTTCAAACTCAACAGCAGTTCCTGGAGTTATTGTAGTACCTCCATCTATATCCAGTAAACATGCTTTTCCTTTACTACTGTCACCCTGATCTGTAAAACAAACAACAGCTTGAGTGCTTGAAAGTATTGTTACTGAATTGTAGAGTGTAGCTCCACTTTCAAAGTCAACAGCAGTTCCTGGAGTTATTGTAGTACCTCCATCTATATCCAGTAAACATGCTTTTCCTTTGTTGCTGTCACCCTGATCTGTAAAACAAACAACAGCTTGAGTACTTGAAAGTGTTGCTACTGATATGTAGGTTGTAGCTCCACTTTCAAAATCAATAGCAGTTCCTGGAGTTATTGTAGTGCCATCTATATCCAGTAAACATGCTTTTCCTTTGTTGCTGTCACTACCATCCCTAAAACATACAATAGCTTGAGTGCTTGAAAGTGTTGCTACTGATATATAAGACGTACCTCCACTTTCAAAAAGAGTGGTTAAAAAGTAATCAACAGAATCAGTTTCATTTGAACTTAAAGTAAAAATCTGCCATGTCCCGTCTGAAGTTGTTCTATCTAACAGTTGAACAAAACAGTAATCACCACTTGAGAATGAGTATAAGTATTTACTACTGTTGTCTTTAATATTTATTTGATTCTCACCTGCATTTTTTATCAAAAAACAAAGCCCGGTCGCCATAGTAGTTGCGTCTGGTAGATAAATATAACATCCGTAAGCAGTTGTTGTGATTTCCTGTACAAAATTACTTGTTGATGATAATGTGATATCACTTGAAGTTGAGACAGTAGATGCACCGCCACTACCACCTTTTATTGAATTTTCAACAGTGATTTTCCAATACGTACCATCATCTGTGTTTGGTTGTATTGTTTGGCTATGTGCTTGTTGTGCTGTATATGCCCTATAATCTGCATTTGGATCTAACACTACATCACCTGCACTCCAACTATCACCAGAAGACCAGACCACTGCATTGGCAGACAAAGCAGAAGCGTTTGCTGCTGATTCTGCAAGAAGAACTTGTTGAGCTGCAAGATCTTTTTGTTCTTCTGCCTTTGCACTCCAATGTTTTGCACTGTACTTCCCTGCCTCAACTTCACTATCCTCTGCTTTGTCTGCCCATTCTTCGGCTTTATCTCTTGCATCTTCAGCTTCACCGGCGATAGTATTTATTTGACCTGAAAGTGTATTTAACTCATCTGGCATATCCTCAATGTACCCAACAAAAGCATCTGATCTGTCTGAAAATGTATCAGGATCTTGTCTACTTGGTGCTGTTGGCGCAGATGAGATTGTTTGTGTTATATCTGTTGCCATTTTGTTTCCTTTAGTTTACTGTTGTTAAATTATCCCTTCGATTTCAAGAGAACATTCTGATAAATTAATATTACTTATTACAATATTGAAACTTTTAGGTATCCCGTATATCAACAGGTTATCAAAAGCAGTGCCATTATCGTTTCCTTGCCACACTGTAGGCCTTGCTCTTAATTGTGTTATGACTGAATTTATAATATTCAGTTTGCTATTTTCTATAATAAGATCGCATTCCATTAACTTCCTGTAATTACCTTCTTGTATGTAATGGCTACCAAACGTTTCATCGAAAATTTTCTTACTATAATCTTCTATTCCTGTGGATACGCCATATCTAAGATCTCCAATTACATACTCTCTTCCTGGTATTACCATACCTACACTACAATCAAGGTCAGCATATTTTTCAAATTCTATCTCAAGAATCATATTATTGTATAATCCGCCAATCGTTAGAGGATTCGCAAGGTCTCTTGTATATGAGAAATCCTTAAAAAAATACTCGTACCAATCATTCAGTGGTTGTGTAAGATCTATAATTGCATCGTCAATAATCTTATTGCTTTCTGCTACACTGCCCCAACTTGTGGTATTCCACCCGTTTATTGTAATATTTTTTGCTTGTACATTTAAAAAAGCTATTGAAGTAATAGCTGAACATTTTATTCTTATTATTATATTTGATGAAGATGTCGTTACAGTATTGCTATATTGATCAAACATCTTGTACATATCTATAGCACCAAGTGTACTCCAATACAACGGAGATGTCTCAGGATTTTGCCCTCTATCATCAGTGCCTCCAGTACCAGTATTGTCGTGCATATCTTGTAGTGCTACATACTGAACATAGCACCCATTTGTTACACCACTTGTATCAAGATAATATACAGTGTCACCCTCGTCATATGCAGATGTAGCGCTCCATATACCAGAGGTAGGGTCGCTACCCACACTGCTATAAATAAGAGTAGCGAACCCATCTGTATCTGAAGCATCTTCACTAATAATATATTGTGGAAGTATTGTCTTCATTATGCTGTTGCCTCTGCTGGAAGTCCAATATTATCCCACTTATCAAATACTTTTTGCATCTTCACATTTGCTTTCAATAATTGATAATTGTAGGTGTTTGTTGTTCTGACTTCCTCTCTTAATTGTTTAACTTCTTCTACAAGTTCATCATTTTCAATATAAACAGAATTATAATTGTTTACACCACCCATCATAGCCATTGTGTCTTCATGGTTATAATATCTTGCTGGCCCTGTTGCTTCAAGCTCCATACCTCTCTCACCAACAATTCTAAGACCACCTGTATGGTAACCACCAGTTGCAAAGTAATCTGGATCTGCGAAGAAGTCCTCTATTGCAGGGCCAACACTGTTCGTAAAAGTATTAAAACTGAAAGCTTTTCTATAAATAGAGTGAACATCGTAATGGTTTTTATCAAAATAATCATTATCACCGTCATACCTGTTAGCTTCTCTTAACATATTAGACAACCAAGATGCCTTTAAACCGCTTGGTGGTTTAGAGTAAAGATCGTAGCTGCTATCTATGGCATTAAGATAGTCTTCAAGATACTCTACTGCTTTTACTCCACTATAATCACTTTTTGTCCATATCTTGTCAAGATCCCACTGGGAATACCCTTCCTCAACTTCAGGAATATCAGGTTTTTCAATTACAATATCTGATACAATAGATGACCCGCCAGATGACCCGCCAGATGACCCGCCAGATGACCCGCCTGTATCTGTTGGTATTACTGAAGTTGTCGCATCATCTACCTCATCAACTACATCTCTTTGAGGTCTTACATATGAATCATTAATACTTGATGATGATGTTTCTCCACCCACAACACTAATGTCAACACTTATTGGTGTTATAAGGTCTGTTGTTAAGGTTGCATCATAACCTTGAGTTCTTAACAGGTTAATTTCTTTCCAAACATAAAGAAGCACATCATTAATAGAGAATGTACTCGCATTAAAAGCTTTAGGTAGATTTGCAATTTCTTCTCCCCATGCACTCTCGTTGAAGCTTAAAAAAGCCTTTGTGAACTCCCCAAATGTGGTTTCTGTAAGTAACTGTTCTCCAGCAAGTGTTGTTGTTACAGTAGTATCGATAAAAGAATAAAATGGCGATGTACTATCCCAATTGTTCATTAGTGCAACAGCTTGTTCCGTAGTAATACCTCTACCTGTAAACTCTGCCACAATCTCTTTTGTTATGTCATTAAGAACCATTCCATTCTTAACAAGATAATCTTCAAAGCTACTATACTGGCTATTAGCCTCAGATGGTATTAAATCTATTGTACCTGTAACAGGATCAAAAGATACACCACTATCAATATAGAAAGGTTTAAGACTTTCCCACGGTATTTCTTCACTTTCAACAAGTCCTATTGTTGTCACTACCTGAGTAAGATCTAAGTTGCAATCATCTAAATACTCGTAAAGATCTCCGTACCCGGTTCTTTCTGCAAGAAGCTCTATTGTAGTTTCAAAAGATTCAGTATCAAATTTAACAAGAGGGTCATTTAGGTATTGCTCCATGTTCTTCCAAGGACTTTTTGTACTTGAAAGAAGTATTGTTACAATAGCTTCTGAACTCCATTGGTATTTTGAATTTCCTGTGACAGGATTAAAAAGCTCATCCATAAGATTTTTAAAACTATCATAATTTGTAGTATCAAAAGCAGTAGATGCAAAAGCTACAACCGCGTCTGTTTGATAACCACCACTTTGATCTCTAAGGAAATTAAGACCTTCCAATCTTTCTGCTATTGTGAGTCCTTGACCCCATCCTGTATAGTTAGCATAAAAAGCTACTGTTGCTTCTGTTGCCCAACCACCACTCCCTTCTACTACAAACCTAAGTGCGTTCATAGCCTCTTCAAACGTATTGTTTGCCGATAAAAATCTTGTTACTTCACCAACATAATTCACAACAGCATCTAAAGACCATAAGCCATTTTCGCTTGCAAAATTAAGAGTATTCATGGCTGCTACAAAATCACCTTCAAAAGCAGTCTCAAGGTTAGTCTTAAATTCTATAAAGGCTGCACTTGAAAAATCAATACCTGCTTGTGTAAGTGCTTCAATATCTTCTTCAGAGAATACTTGTAAAAGTTCAAGCCTATCAATAGCAGTGTTAAGTTCTGTAGCGTCAACATTTACAGATTGAAGAGTCTCTGGAGAGAATATGTTAGAGTAATCCTGCAAGAAATTAATAAGATCAGAATCACCGGATAATATATCTGCAAGATCATTTACTATTTGTTGTTGTTGAAGCGCAATACGATTAAAATCTACTTCTTGCAATCCACTACTACCAGCCTCAGCACTACCAAGATTTTGTGAATATTTCTGTGCTTTACTAATACCACTGATAACCCTTCCAAAAACACCTTGATAGGCATAAAGGTCTGTTTCAGAAGCCTTTGTGAGTTCAAGAAGTGTATTTGCAACATCAGGCAGCCTGTTCATAGCTTCTGCTGCTACTGTAGGGTCTGCACTTAATGCTGCTGAAAGAGTAGATTCATACTCTTGTCTTGCTACTTGTAGTTTTTGTTGTGGGTTTAGTGTACTAAATTCACCTTGAAGTAAACTTGTAAGATAATCATCAAGTGTGTCTGAAAGCTGCTCAAACTCATCTGTGATATTACTGATAGTAGTGCCAAGAGTTGTGAAATCTGCTGTTAGTTGCTCAACGCTTACGTTTGCAGCTTCAGCAGCGCTAACAATAGCGGTATAATCACTACCAAGAAACTCATTAAGAAAAGAAATTCTTGTGTTTATATCAGAAAGATCTACGTTGTATCGCTCTTCAAGTTGTGCAAGGGAGTATTCTTCTTCTCTACCTGTTATTGATGCTTTAGCCGCACCTATACTGCCAAGTCTTTGTGCTTGCAAGTCCATTGTAAGAGCATTTACAATAAGCCCACCGGCCCTGAAAATCTTATCGGAGAATCCTTCAACACCTTCTATTTCAAAAACACCCTCATCGGCAAGATACTGAACGGCTTCTACTATGTTTTTTGTTTGCGTAACAAGAGCGTTGTATGCCTGTGTTTCTTCTGGCATTGCTATTGCTATAACACTATTTAAAAGTGATGTGAAGTTGCTTACAACAGGATCAAGAGCCTCTTTTAGCGATGCGTTTATAAGGGCACTTTCATCTTCAACAACATCAACATACTCAAGATAGTTATTGATTGCACTATCAAGAGCTTGTTTTGTAGCCCTAAGTATATCTGTATCATTCCATTCTGAAATATAACCTGTAGCATCTGCAAGAGTTTGTGCATTATCCTCAAGTACATTGATAAAGTTCTTTATGATATTTATAAACTCAGATGTACTACTACCAAGCATATTGTTAATATTTGTAAAATCTTCGTCTGATAACTTAGAAAAAGTATCTACTACCTCTTCGATGGACATGTTCAAATCATCAACACCAAAAATATCAGCAAGTGACTTTAACCCTTGGTCTATATTAAAAGCGTCTTCAATACCAAGAAGCTCGTTTTGTAGACTCTTTAAATTAATAAGCCTTTTACTTTCTTCATCGAGATTTGTAATAAGATCATTAATAATACTTGCAAAGTCTGTTAAATCTACACCAACAGTTTGTAGTACGTCATCCCACTCTTGAGGTGAAAATCCGATGAAGATGTCAAGAATCTCTTGTTTTGATAAAGATTTTACACCAGAGCCAAAAATATTTTCAAGCTCCCTATATATTTTCCCCTCTTCAATTATGGAATCAGCAACTCCCATGGCTTTCAGTTGTAAATCATTAAACTCACCGAATGATCTCCCAAGGTCATCTACTGATTCACTTAGTAAATCAACATACCCAAGTAAATCCTGAACAGAAATTCCAAGTTTTTCTGATACAGTAAGAATTTCAATAAAATCAGCATTATTGGCCCAATCTACGGCGGCTTGCGCCCCTATATCATCAAGGCCGAATCTACCCATAACTTCTGATCTTGTTGATAGGGCGTCTGGTTCAGTATTTTTCCATTCTGAAAAAGCCGTGTATGATTGCTGACTTACTGTAAGATATTCTTGCTCTGCATCAAGCTGACTTTGAGTTTTTACAGACCCGTCGCTGTTTAGTAAATAACCAGGAACAGCAAGACTACCATTAGGGGTCATTCTTACGCCTTCAGGGTAGCCTTGTGCTTGAGACCAATCGCCATAACTACCACCACCAGGTACTACCCCTGATGTAACAGTACCTGATAATTTACTAACTGCACCAATTAAACTGTCTATAGCATCAACAAATTCTGGAGCGTCAAGGGCTGCTGTAATTACATTGATATCGTCTATAATACCATCAATTCCATTAGCAATGGCTTCTCCGGTTAGCACACCTCCAGCTACGATTGATGACACCATATCACCTATAGCGGTGTTAATCGGTGCAATAAATGCACTATAAACAGATTCGGAAACACTTGCAACTACTGTTTTTGCTACACCTTCCTTTATCTGTTGTTTAAGAGAATTTACAAAACTGCTTGCTTGTTGTTGAGAATTGATAGCCCCCCAAATAGAATTTGAAAGTGTTTGAGCAGAAAGATTTGTTATTAAACTACCTACAATTTCATTTCTTTTTTCTTCAAGAAGTCTAAGCTCTTCTGTTGTTGCCCCAACATCTTTAAGCGTATTATAGAGATTATTAAAGGATTCTATCTGAAGTTCAATCTGAGATATACCATCAACAGATCCTATATCTTCAATAAGAGAGTCCATTACTTTAAATGTATTGACTACAGTTTCAAGATTCTTATAAGCTACATCAGCAGACACACCTGTATTTGTCATTATATCATTAAGCCTAATGATAAAATCATCAGTAGATTGTACTGTAGTGCCAAATCTAAGAAAAGTATCTATAGAATTTTCACCAATAACACTTATCTTATCAAAGAATCCTTGGTTGAATATTTCAATATTTAGATCCTCACCACTGACACTTGAAAGCTGATTTATAAGATCCTCTTGAATATAAGAAAACATTTCATCAGACAGATTAGAAAGAGCAAGACCAAGATCTTCTTGTGCAAGATCAAGATCAAGTGTAAGGCTGAAATACTCAGCACTTGAAAGAGCATCCGATACAGACAGATTTAATCCTTCTTGTAAAGCTTTCAATTGAGCATCGATAAAAGGTACAAGAGCGTCATAGAATCGCTGTCTTGTCTCATCAGGGAGATCCTGCTGTCGTACAATATATTGAAAGCCTTCTTGAGAAGCACCTTGGCCTACGTCTTTGGTAATATCAACACCTGTATTTGCTTGAAAAGCCGCCTCTGTATCTCTTTCAAGTCTCACCCAAGGCTCAGGATCATCACCAAACAAATCTACAAGTAAAGGTATTGCTATGGCTGCTACAGAAAGGTAAGGTACTACTTTAGCAATTGTACCGGCTATTCCTAAACCACCAAACAAACCTCCTTCTGCAACACCGCCTATACCGGCAAACTCACCGGCATAGCTTGCAGCACCGGCGGCTATTTCTGGCGATACCCCGGCATAGCTTGCTCCAAAAACACCTGTACCTATCTTGCCTATAGTACCTGATGTAAGAGCTTTGTAAGCGCCTGTCTCAAGACCGCCTGAAACCGCATTGTAAAAAGTATTTAAATTTCCAAGAAGATTTGAAGATCCACTTGTTTTACTACCACCGCCACCAAAAAGACCACCTATTATGCCACCAGATTCTTGATCGAAACTGCCAATAAGGTTTATTGTGATTTCCTTAGCAGCCATTTTAATAATAGCTTTTTCAAGTTCTAACAGCCAATTATCAAGCATATCTTTGAAGCCATCAGCACCACTCTTAAAGATAGATGTTAGAGAATTTTCTACAATACCTTCTACTTTATCATATGTTTTCTTATAAGCTGCTTCTGCTTCTTCAAGCATCTTCTTTTTGTTTTTAAAGTATTCTTCATCTCTTTTTATAGCTTTATTATACCGATCCTCATCTGTAGTATTCATTACAGACGCGTAATCTTCATATTCTTCCTTGTAAAACTCTTCCGCTGCTCTCTTTTTTTCTACAAGACTTATATAAAATTCAATATCTGCTTCAAGCGCTTGTTGATCTATAAGCGGTTTTGATCTAAGCTCAAGCAGTTTTTTCTCTGCTTTATTACCAAGTTGAATAGTCTCAATAAGTTCTTTCTTCTGATTACTTCTGAAAAGATTTCTTGCTTCATCAATCTTTTTATATCTCTCTTCAAAACCTTTCAGTTGATCTTTCCACTTATTAATCTCTGATTCAGACACAAATTGTGGTTTTTTACTATTAACCTTTTGTACAAATTCATTGTACTCATCGGTAAGTTCAGAAAAATCAACGCCAACACCAGCCTTTATGATTTGATCTTGATTATTATAATCTGTAAGCTCTTTTGATAGATCTTTTTGGGCATCAGTTAAAGATTTTAGCTTTTTAGCTGCTCTTTCAATCTCTTCATATTCTCTTTGTCGCTGTTTGATACGAGCATTAATATCTTTTATTTCGTCTTTACTTGTTTGAGATTGATCATCTTGTTCAAATTTTTCAGGTGCAAGTTGCTTATACTTATCTTTTGCTATTTCCATAGCTTTAATATAAGCATTTAACTTTTCCCTTTCAGTATCTGTTATGGTAAGCCCTTTGAGCTTAGCCTCGTTAAAAATCTCTTGTGCTTTCAAACCATTTCTAATATCTCTTTCAATTTCAGGCTTAACTTCAAGAAATTTAATATAATTTTGTGCATCATCTTGAACTTCTTTTAACTTGTTCTTAAGATCTCCTAAATTACCAAGCCTAAGTTTTTCAAGATCGAGAATAGTCTTTTCAATATCTTTATATCTGTTTAAAGCTTCAGTTATACCTGCTGTTGCTTTTTTATAATTCTCTTGAGCTTTATTTCTTTCCTCATCTGTAGTAAGCATTTCAAGACCCTTTTGTTGTAGGTCTTGTAAAGATTTTAATTGGTCTTCAAGCGGTTTTATCTGCTCTCTTGCATATTTCAAATCGTCTTTTGAGATATCGATAAGCCTGTTTTTGTACTCAATCTGCTCTTTAAGCTGATCTGCCGTCATAGATGCGAAATCACGGGATGCAAACTGCTCTATCATTTGTTTTGTAGAGTCAATAGCGCCTTCGTTTGCTATTTTGAGTGCGTCGCCACCTTTAGCGGCATACATAAGCTCGTCTGCAAGCTTTTTAAGACCAGCGCCAAGAGCTATACCCGCAAGAATTGTAAGTACAGCAACATTTTTATGGAGTGTTGCATTGAAGATTGCTGTTGCGCCTTCTGCTGCATATATGGCAGTAGTAAGGTTTCGAAACATTGTTATAGCACCTGAGATGGCCTTACCTGCTATAAAAACACCAACAACATAAGATGCTTGTTTACCAAACTCGACCAAATAATCAATATTATTTGAAAGCTCTTCTGCAAGATCAGGAAGTTTCTCTGCTAATTTAATAATAGCGTCTGCAAGCTTTTCAGTAAATCCAGTAGCCTCATTAAATTTACCTATTGCTTCTGTTAGCTTATTATTCCAAACAGTTACAGCCTGGCTTACTGTAGGTGTAACATTTTCAAATTCCTCTTTCAGTTTCTCTGTTTGAGACAGCAAGGCTGTTAAAGCATCTTCAGATTTTACAAATCCTTCAAGTACAAGTTTCCTCAATTGTGCTGTAGATACACCAAAACCCTCCGCCATTGCTCTTGCAATTCTTGGTGCACCTTCAAGAATACTGTTAAATTCCTCTGCTCTTACAACACCACTTCCAAATGCTTGGGATAGCTGAGTAAGAGCACCCCTTGCCTCTACAGCAGTGGTGTTTGTAACCCCAAGGGCATAACCAACAGTTTCAAGTGTTTGTGCTATCTCTTCTTGCCCAATTCCAAGCTCTTTACTACTGATATTCAATCTGTTGTAAAGTCTTGTTTGTGCTTCAAGATCTGTTCTTGTTGTGTTTGCAATTTCAGCTATCTTTGTTCTTACTGCTAAAAGCTCTCTTTCACTTTCAGTAGCGATACGAATTACGCTTGTAACCTTTGTCCAAGCATCTGCATACTTTATAATTTCTTGAGCTACAAGTATTGCGCTTACACTGTAAAGAATATCTCTGAAACCTGTAAAATCTTTTTGGTATTTTTTAAAACTACTTCCAAGTCTATCTGCATTTTTAGCGGAACTGCCTAAATTATCTACAAGTTTGCTATTGGCTTTAACAAGAGCTTGTATTTGTTTTTCAATACTCTCAAGAGCTTTATTAGTAGAATTTGAATTTGTAGTAAGCTGTTTAAGATACTTATTTGTTTCCCCTACAGCACCATTTAGGTTTTTTAAATTTGCGTCTAAAGTCTTTGTATTCTTCGCTACTTTTTTTATAGCGTTGTTTGTAGACATAGAAATATCTTGAAGGGTTTTTACACCGGCACCAAGTCTGTCATAAGCTTTTGCCATATCACCAGCAGATTTCTTAGAAGATTGTGCAAGTATATTGAAATCTTTACTGATATTCTTTAGTTCTGTAGCAAGTAAATTCAACCCTTTAGCAGATTCTGTGCTTGTATTTTTAAGCACAGTAAGTGCTTTTTGAGTAGCTTTATTGCTATTTGTAAGTAGAGTATTACTTCTACTAATCTCATTAGCAAGTGTGCTTATGGCGCTACCATTCTTTTTAATGGTATCCTCAAGAACACCAAGTGAGTTTGCACTTGATGCTGTTGAATTGTCAATATTTTTAATACTTTTATATAAATCATCGAGTGATTTTATCGCTTGAGAAGTATCTATTTTTATTTGAGCATTTTCAGCCATTATCTTTTTCTCGCTTTTTGCTGACTACCGTTATTATTCTTTTTACTTTTTTTCTTCTCTTTCTCTTGTAATTCTCGTTGATACTCCATATAGGTAGAATCCATAGCAGTAATCACTCTTTCGAAAAACTCGTAATCGTTTCCTGTCAGCTTCCATCTTACGGCATATCTATCTATCGCATCCCATGGTATAGGCCCACTTCCTCCCATACTGCCTAAACTTCTACATGTTGTTAGTTTTTGGAATGCTATGAAATAAAACAAAAAAGGATGTTCTTCATGAAGATAGATATTGCAATTATTATCTACAATAGCATCTGTTACAAATGAAAAAAGGCCGGAATCCTCATCTTTTTCAACATCAGGATTATCCTCTATTCCCTTCAGCTTCTTATATAAAGACGGATCACGGCCTCTCTTTTTCATAAGCCGTAAAACTGCATCGTCTACGGCTTTTTCTTCAGACTTTCCAGATGATTGTAGTTGCTGTAAGAGGAAGTCTGTTAGTTTTTTACTATTTCATCTTCAACCTCTTTTTGAAAATTTGTAAGCTCATCAGCAAAATCTCTGATAGATCTAAACAAATCAGGAAGAGCAACAAGAATATTTACAACTGCATCTTTATTAAAATCAGAAACACTTACATTTCCTTCCTCGTCAAAGACGTGAATTTTACCATCTTCATAGATACATGCACCTGTTTCTGCATCTCTTTCAACTTCAATACCCCAATTCTTGACAATGTGTTTTGCATAAACTTCAGCAAGAATTTTTTGTTGGGCAGAATCATTCATCTTGTTAAGATTCTTATAACGCTTTGTAATCTTACCAAGTTCTTTCAGATAGCCTTGGTTTCTGTTTCCAGCTCTTGCTACTTTAACTCGAAAACCATCATACTCATTCCAAACGCCATCTACTTCTTTGTCGGTCTCAGTCATAAAACTTGCATAGGGATTTGTCATTTTTATTTCTCCATTTCATTGTCGGTATTGTCCGGATTTAAAATAGATGATGAGTGCATCCCGACATACACCCACCATCCAATCGTACATGTACAACATTAGGGGTGTCTGAAAATCCACTTTTTTGCTCTCTTTTAGTGCTCGATTTTTGGGCCTACTGAAATTGGCGGAAAAGCCTGTTATTGAAGACTTATCAGCAATCAGAAAGAGGGCCAAAAACAGAGCAACACCAAATGGGACTTTTAGACATCCAGTACAATATTACTTATAGTAATACATTTTAATCATTTGTCAACTTGTTACATTGTAGATAATAACTTGTTATTAACAATTAGTATGTGTCAGGAACATACGGAAAATAAGAACAAGAAAGAACATAACCAAGAGCATCTGATTTAAACATAGTCTGATCAAGGTTAATTTTAATAGTCTCGCCTCTTGTGAGATCTCGACCAGCACTTCCAAGGTACATAGCAGGTGCATCAAAAACAAGAGCACCATCATCATTATCTACGCCGAAAGTCATGCTTACAGTCTCGTTGTTTCTAACAGCAGAGATGGCTTCTGTAGTTGTGAAAACAACAGATGCGCTACCAGTGATATTGAGATCACCGAAACTGGTAAATTTAGGGCCAAGGTAACCAAGAACAGCCTCACCACTTGCATTATTGTTAATGGTAAGATCGAGACTTGTGAGATATGTTCCCATATCAGCAGATGTAGAATCTTTCAATGAAATCCAAGCAATATCGTTGGTTGTGTTGAAAGCATCTGTCTGGTAAGGTTCAATATCAATAACTGCATCACCATCACCATCAGTAATACGAGTCGTGACAGGTACTGGAGTATCAAGACCGACAAAGCTGAAAGAAGCTGTAGCTTTATCAGTAAGAGGGAAGCTAACAGACATCTGATTTGCTCTATTACCCTCTGAATACTCATAGTAGGTGGTAGTAGTATCGTAATCGGTGTATGTAGCTTCAAACATGTATGTTTCTTCAACAAAATCGTCGTCGTCAAGGGCCACGTTCCTTAGGAAACCGCCAAAATAAAGGTCTACAAGCTTACCTGTACCTGCATCAGCAGCAAAGGTGAATTGTTTGTTGTCAAGTGTAAGTTTATTAGCCTCGATAAGCCTAATTCTTGCAAATCCGTAGTTATTGCTATCACTTGCTTGTTTTGCAAATTGATTAGCAGTAGCGTCACCGCCAACATAAATTAACTGACCAACAGAAAGAGGAAGATCAGTAAAATCTTTAGCAGTAGAAGTTAGATTACCGTCTGCATCTACTACAAGATCGCCAACTGTAAATCTAAACCCACAGACTTCTACTTTTGCAGCCTTAGGTGGATCTACCTCAGCAGTAAGGGTAGCAGTTACTTCAATAGAAGTAGAGCTATTAGTTGTACCATCATTTACTACTTTAATTCCGTTATTACCGCTGTTTGTAAACCCACTTGCATAAACAAGAGTGTTTTCAGCAAGCTCAGCGGCAGTAGCGCCATTAATAGAAATAGCAGTGACAGTGTAAGAATCTGTAGTTACAGCAGTAACTTCACTTTTCTGGCTTTCTTTACGTACTCTATTTTTCCATGTACTTGTAAAATATCCTTGAGAAAAATCCATAAAGCTGTCTACTGTTAGGTCAGCATTATAACCTACAGAACTCTCAAGATTTGTTACAGTACCTTTCTTTGCCATCCTATCAGGGCTGATAGGGTTACGTGCAACTGTAGAAAGTACAGGTGCGTAATCGGTAATATCATCTGGCTCAAGGGCTTTGAAATATGCTACGTCACTTAAACGTGCATTACCTGTGCCTGTACCAGCGTCACTTGCCTCTACAGAATATTTAATTGTAAAATCATTAGTTTTTACAGCCATTGTTCATTCCTTTCAATTATTTAGTTTCTTCAAACCAAAAATCAATGATTCCATTATATTGAAACCAAATCTCGTCTTTACCTGTAGGTGTAAAATATCCAGCTTCAAAATCAACACCATCAAATCCTTCACCTTCAAATATATCTATGATCTTTTGACATATATTGCTACCAGTATATGTACCTGTACCACCTAAAACAAAAACCTGAAAACTAATAAATCCGTATCTCCCAAACTTCCTTAAAGTTTTCATACCAAGTGAGTTTTGTTTTGATTTCCTATACTTAATACTAATCCTTACAAAAGATTCGTTATTAGGAACCTCAGTTTCATCGTTATCAAAGAGTACAGGGATACTGGAATAAGGGTTTCCAGAAGCAGACCATGCTGTGTTGAAATAAAGTTGGATGTAATCATTAGCTTCTGGTATATTCATTTGCCTTCTGCCTCTCTAACTGCATTCTCAATAAAATTAACAGCGCCTCTTTTATTATTACCGGCATTTAAGGTGTTAATATAAGGTGTATTGTTTGTAAGCCAAACAGATAAATAGTCTTTAACATACCAATTATTAGAAGGTGTTGCTGATTCAGAACTAAGTTCTTTCTCTACAACATTCATGTTTGCTTCTTGTTGTGTCTCAGAAGCAGATACTTCTGCTGGTGTTGCACTTATTGCGACATCTCTATCAATAGGCTTGTTGAGACTCATTCTCCAATTAGACTTACACCAACCTGTATCTTTTGGTGTACCATAAGGGTGTGTCTCGTCTAAAAGAATCTCCATAGCCTTAAAGCTACGCTCTTTTATGATCTCACCGACACTTTGTATTGCATTTAAAAATACATCATCAAGTTGCCTGTCTATAACTGTTTTAAATCCATCCGCCATATCATTACTTTTTCAAATATACTTTAGCAAAGTTAAATTTTGTTGTTATATGATAATGCTGAATCTTTACAATCTCGTACACATTTTCTGTACTTATATGCTTTAGTGTATCGTTCTCTTTTAATTTTGAATCGCTATAAACATATATAACTTCGTCTATTTGGTTGTACACCTCATCAGGAAAAGCTTTTTCGATATAATAACTGTAGATTATTGTTATATCTTCTTCTGTTGTAGTATAAACTTTTCCTTTAGATGGATGACTTGGATCTACGTATGATGCAGTCTTTGATTTTGATAACAGTTTAAATTCATTATCAAGACCATAACGGTTAATAAATCGCTGAACAGATACTTCATCTATCATTATATCCCTTTCAATAGTAATCTCATCACATTGACGATTATTATACCCCTCAAGCCATCCCACTGAATCACCTTGTGAAGTCACATCTTGTGAAATCACATGACAACCTTGTGCGCCTCCACAGCTACTCTGTTGCGTTGAATATTTCAGTATCTTGCGTGTTAAATTTTCCTGTTCTTGTGTAGATTGCAAAATCTGATTGCTTAGTGATTCTTTGTACTCTTTCGTCAATTCTTGCTACGTGTACCTCTATACCATGAATTTTATCAGACTGTTCTCTTAAAATGCCAAGAATCTCGTGATGGTTTTTTTGGATTTCTCTTTGCATTTCTTTTAATTCGCATTTATATGATTCTTCGTTTTTTTTACTATCTTCCTCATGCTTATCAAGTTTCTTATCTACATTGAAGATTTGCTGTTTATTCTCTGCATTATTAACTTTTATAACTGTATATGAGCCTATAAAAGTAACAATAACAACAATCAATGCTCCAATTATAGATGCTCTCATGTTACTGTCCATTATTAACACCCCAACTTATTAATTTTCAACAAGAACAATATCAAATCCTGCACTTATAGCCCCACCACTACCGCCCGTGGCAGTCATTTTAACTCTCATTTCTATATCTGTTTTTTGTTGAAATACTTCCGGCTCTTCATATCTGTGTTGGACATATGACGTACCAAGATCGTTAATAGAAGAGATGTGCTTTAACTGGAAAACACCCATCTTGCTTTCATCTTCAATATACTTTCTTGCTCTTAATTGGATTATGTAACCACTATCTTTATTAGCACCTGCTGTAGAGCAATACCAATCTCTCAAATAACCTGTATATCCAGCCGGTATTGTATAGACAGCCATAAGAGTCTGATTATACCCATTCTCTATGATAGCCCTTACTTTAGTTGTGTCTGTAGGTACTCCACCAGAAATAGCAGTATTTTCATACACATAAACATATCCATTAAGATCCGCAAAACAATCATTTTTCATTCTAAATATACGTAGAAGCGGTGTTGTTAATGCCACTCTACTTTGACCGTTAAGAGTTGCTTGTTGAGTAACAAGATTAAAACTTGCATCTAAACCTTGTATTTGTATACACTGCGTATCTAATGCACTACTGCTGCCTACACTGTCTATGGCCGCTGTTGTAGAATAATTATAAAGAGTCTCGTCGATACCGTCATTATCACTGCCATCCCAAACAGTACAAAAATCGTCTGCTGTAGATATTGAAGGTGCATACCCAAATTTATGGATAAAAGACTTACCTGTCACTTTACCTTCAGCTATTGAAAGACCGGATGAGTTATCACCAATAGATAAATCACCATCACTTGTGACATTAACTTCAAGTACATTGCCATCTGGTGTAGTACCTTGAATAGTAGTGTTTGTTTGGATACTCTTTTGAATTGTGATATTACTTATACAAACAATGTCTGCTGTATTAAATTCAAGTATAAAACCATTATATGCAGCAGTACCAAATTCTATAAGCCTGCTATTTGTATCTCCACTACTTATCACAGTCTTTCTTACAACTTCACCACTACCAAGCAACTTCAAGGTAATGCTGTCTCCAAAGCCGCCTGTTAGGTTATCACAGCCAAGTCCTATGCTATGAGAGTATACTGTCCTATTAAACCATAACTTGAGAATCTTTGGATTATCATCTGTTGTGTTAGAATTTACTGTTTTTAGGCTATCAAAATAATCAGTTATACTGCCGGAGAAGTCTCCATTATCGCAATTATCAATATCAAGATCTTTTATATAGACGCTGTCACTGTCACTTGGTGCTGGATTCTGAATATAATAATCATTAACATCAAACGTAGATACTGCTTTTCCAACTTCTTGTACAAGTATTCTACCTGTACCTATTACCCATACATTTGAAAAACCCCTATCGATTTTAATAGGGGATTTATTATATTGCTCATATAGATAACCGTCTGTGTTTGTTGAAGAAGGCTGTGAAGTAGTATTTGTGTTTATGATAAGTCGCTGGCTACTCTTATTTTGAATAAGAAGCGATTTTCCTACATCAATACCTGTCTCTGAATAAATATCAACATAGGAATTTTCAAGCAGTATGTTATACATCAAACACATCCCCAAACACTATCGCTACTTCCAGAAGCATATTCGATAAACTCATCCTCTGGATCTGGTTTATCTCCGTAGAAAATCCCAATCTTACCATAAAGAGATTCAGTTGTTGGTGTTTCCTCTATGTAGCCAAAACCACCACAAATATCCGGGAGGCTATCAAGATATGTTTGCCAAGCATCGCCGCCTACACCGCCACTGTAAAATTGCTCTTCAAGATCACCGAGTTTTGATTTCTTCAGATTCCCTATATTTGCATCTACATCAGCCTTGTTTTTTTGTGCTGCAAGTTTAAGACTTTTACAAAGGACTTCTTCATAATTATCGCTATCATCACCAAGCTTTGTAATTACGATTTCACAAATTTTATTTAGCCCTACATCACTAATAGAATTTGATGATGGAAGCCAAAACTTCATATCTTCAAGCAAAAGTGTTCTATTCAAAGTTGCCATTTGACTTCCTTTATAAAATAATAGTGGATGACCTAATAAGGCCACCCATTACTAATAGTTATTACGTATTGCTCAAAACTCTTACAAGCTTCGGTCTTGGGTTAAAGAAAAGTATATTTTTCTCTTGAAATACACTAACACCCTTGAACTCATCAGTTTTAGTCCATGAATAAGCCTCAAGAGCTTGTGTGTTCACATAAGATCTTGTCTGAGCAGGTGCGTATACAAGCTGCATGAAATCAGCACCACGAGGAATAAGATACGCCTCAGTGTCACCGATCATTGGAGTACCTGTAATACCAGCACCGTAGTTAATATAACGGATACCGTCACGAGCACCAACAAAGTTAGCATACTGAAAAGAACCCGGAGTATTGAAAGATTACATAGGAATCTCTTCTGATGCAATATCAAGAGACTGGCGCATTTCTCTTGCAAGACCTG